CATTTCTGATTCCTTCAAACGGCTCAGGTTGTGTCCCACTAGTATATTCAGGACCAACCTGTTCGAATATGATCGGTATATAATGATCGTAAACCAGATACTGAGTATCAGGGGGGAAGGCAACGATTTCAGATCCAGCTTCTGTTGCAATCGAAGCAGGCATTAATAAAAATGCCATCAGCCCGCTGATTAAAATTGCCCTGAAGTTATTTTGTAGAAATCTCAAGAATTGGCTCCATCTGTTTGCTTTGAAATTATCTTTGTTAGTTACTTTAATTAGTTTTCTACCACGAGTACGTAATTAGAATAAAATCACAGCTTCCATTAACTTTGGTGCCCGTAGTATCTTCAAACATATACTCAAAATCGTTTGTGTTCTTATCTGTTAGAGTTGCTATACGAGAAGTGCTATAAGGCAAATTATCTATAGACCCCGTAAGAATGATGATGTCATCACCAGTATTTCCCAAATTATGGGTTACTTTATAAACGCCAGTAGAGGTTCTTGAGCAAGTCCAACCAGATGGTAATTTAATTGCCGTTCCGTCCATATAAACAGATCCGGCATAAATCTTTGAATCAGAGCTAAGAAAATTAAAAAAATTTGTTTTATCTGGTGTAACTTGACCATTAGCAATATGAGCAGTATCTATACTCCCATTAACATAATGTCTACTATCGATTGCATCATTGGCGATGTGTTCGTTATCCACTGCATTATCAGCAATCTTTGCACCCGTGACGGCATCGGCACCCAATCTCGCGTTTGTTATAGCGCCGTTAGCATGGATGGTTTCCATCGCCGTTTCGAGTTTATTAAGATTGGTTGCATTAAGCGCCGTTCCTGATGTTGTTACACTTGTTTCAAGTTGAATTCGACATTGAGCCAGGTCACCAAATGCATCAACTGCTGCACCACCATCTTTTAGTATTTCAAAGCGTTCTGCACCATCTAAAACTTCATCAACCCAATTAGTTTTTGTATATGCCATGTTTACTCCTCTTCATAAACTTTACCAACGACTGTAACCTTGCTAACAAAACCTGTAGCAAGATCAATTTCTAATTTTTCAATAACGCCATCAATCCATTCATCGTCAACAGTTTCAACCAGAACAGTATCTCCTGGAGCTAAAACTTTTCCGAATGTTTTGAACTCTACAACCAAACGTCTTTCATAGTAGTCCTCAAGCCTTTCTGCTATTTCTTGCACATTATCAGAAGTGATCATAAAAACATTATCTACTCGGATAACCTTATCTTTTGCACCTTCAGTAAGGTTATCTATTTCATAAACGTTTTTAGTTGCTTCCATTGTTTTTCCGGTTATAGTTACTTGGCCTTCTGTGGCAACCGTAACCTCTGCCATTGTTCCCATAGTTTTTGTCCCTACCAATGTTCCGTTACCGCCAACCACGATTGTATGGTAAGGTTTATCAAAATATATGGTGTGAGTTCCTACAGCAAGAGTGCCCGTAAATATTTCTTGAGCATCAGATGTATTCTCAACCAAACTGTGAAACACAATTTCAATCTTAGTAACAGCTGGTTTTAATTTTGTCTTTTGTATTAAACTTTGATCGGTAGTTGGTATCGTTATTGTGTCAATATCGCCCCATTGAGATGGTCTCCAGCGGCGCCCCCAGTTACGAGATTGCCCAACAGAAGGAACACCTGTACTTGGTCCAATAGCCAAAAACCCAACCAGGTCTGATTGAGCAATGTCCAAAGATCCTGTTGTTCTAACAGATCGTGCATACCCGCCAATCACAAAACACAACTTTTGCAATGCCTCACGGCTGTTAATATTCATTAACCAGCCTTGAATTTCTGTATCTTCCATTGCAGGGTTTATTTCATATATAAATTCAGAATACTCAGTTCTGATTATGCGCTCTAATAAATCACCAGCAGTTGTAGTCTCTGTGTCAATCCAAACATCACCATTGGCAGTCATCTCTTCTAGCAAGGATATAAGATCAACACAAGACAAATGCATCAAGTTATTAGATAATTTTTCCCAATCATCCAAATAATATTTCCCCATTAAAACATCTGTATCGTTTACTGTCGCATAGACCGTTACAGGGGTCTTATATTGCAATACTGAGTAATCGCCTGAGGGATTTACAATATTAAAATCAGAGTTTTCGGTATATATTTCAACTTCAAATTCGCTGGCTGGCAATGTGATTCCCGATGGGTCAATTTGTTCAACCACTTTTGCCATTCTAATATCTTCATCTTCAAATGTGATATCACCCACAATAACCCGAACAGATGTCCTTTGGGTTGTTTTATGAGGGTAAATATAACCTGATCCAGTAACTGTAATATTATCGAGGGTGGATGCAAGTTGACCAATAACATCAATTTCAAAAACTTCTCCTTCAGCATCAAGCGTGATATTAGATAATGTTTTTTCTAACGATGCTTCAATTATGAAATATACTGTTCCTTCGGCATCAATACTTACACCGTCAAGAGTAATTTCAAGTATTCCCTTATTTAGAATTAGAGCTTCGCCATCAAGTGTAACGTTGCCCAGGGTAACTTCAAGACTGCCCTCTATTGGCACTACCTCAACGGTAGGAACAGGAGAGCTACCACTGGCGCCCAATTCCCACGTTGTTACTAAATCTGGCGTGGCTACATCATCATCAGAATAATAATAAGTGTTTGCACCACTTTCTATCACCCACTGATTGGATATGAAATATATATAACGTGTTGTACTATAAACATACTGTGGTTTATCACCATACATCTCGTCATAAGTGTAGACGCCGTTAACTACAGTAGAACCAGCGCCACTGACTTGAATATCAGGATAGCTCATAAGTATGTCCTCAATAAATCCTTATTTGGCATCCTTGCTATTTATGCATTACCCGCAGTCAATTCAAACTTAGTTACCCTTACAATATCATCCACAGCAATGGTTTTTTCATCGAGTACCAGATCCGGGCTGTCTCCAGATTCCCCAGCAGTGCCTTGTATTTCACAGGTTGTGCTTTTATAAATACGAAAATATCCAGCATCTCCTGCATCCGCAGCAGTCCCTTCCCATGTGTTTGTTTTGTCTTTTACACCGGCAGCCGCCGCAGCCATCCAATCTGATGGTAAAGTAATTTCTACTAACTCATCCCCAGTGTCAGCTGCTGCACAATTGGCGGGTGCTGATCCCGTAAATATTTTCAAAGTTGCTGATGTGCCAATATACGTTTCTATTGCATCGAGTTCTGCGTTTCGAGTCGCCACTCCAAATTTTAGTGCCATATTGTTTGTCTCCTATCTTGCAGGTTCTTGCGCTATAAAATTAGCTACCAAATTTTTTATATAGCGCCGAGTTCCTTTTACGTTACTGAATTGGTCTTCAACACCGGATATATATGCTTCAAATTCATGGAAGCCATCTTCATCTTCCAATTTAATAGTATGGAATTCTTCTGGAGAAGTCAGTGCGTACCATAATGCTGAATACTCTTCAGCGTCTGTTGTCGTGCCAAACCTTAGATAATAGTTGTAATAAACGCCAATAATCTCACGATGTAAGACACCATCTATGGTGCGCTCTGCATATTTATCTAGTACAGCAGCTTTACGTCTCATTTCTATTACAGGAACATCGTACTCAGTACCGTCGATTGTTATCATATGACTTCTCCAATTTCTTACATATGACCACGTGCTAACGTCATACCAATTCTGTTGTCTTCCTTGTCAATGTAAGGCTTCAGCTCCCGCACCAATGCCCCTAGGGATCCGGCAAAGTTGATCGTCACTTCCTGCCCGCCTTGCATCTCTTCGCGCACGATTTGCCGCATCAAGCCTTCTGGCGTTTCAATATTGCGCCCGCTTCGCTGGTCACCCAACACCGCCAAGAATTGGCTGTTTGGAGGGATTACTGCACCGGTTGCAAGTTTAGGAATTTGAGGTGCAGTGATCGTTTCAAGATTAATCCCAAACGTCTGACCCCCAATCTTCGGCACCCAATCAGGTATTTTTACACTGATGCCGTTTAGAGCGCCAATGATGCCGTTCATGCCATTGACAATGCCATTAATCAAACCGTTGATTAGGTCAATTACGCCGTTTATCACGCCCTTCAGAAACTCTGTAATACCTTCAAAAGCGTTTTCAAATCCCTCTTTCACGCTGTCCCATGCATCGGTGAAAAAATCAACAACAGGCTCAATAACATTCGTGTTGATCCAATCACCCCATTCTCGAAATACCGACTTGAT